GGGGTGAGTCCGACGAATGAACCAGCAAACGAACCAAAATGAGATTCGAACACTGCCCATACATGGGCTTGAAACCAGGGAGAAGGGCGAAAAACAGGTAAAAATCACGGGTTATGCAGTCGTTTACGATGAGTTTACCGAGATTCGTGACATCTGGGGTGACGTCTTTTACGAACGGATCACCCAAGATGCACTGAAGCGAACAATTGAAGATGGACACGACATCTTCGCTCTCCGTAATCACAATTGGGATCACGTCGTGGGCAGAACAGGCCAGAATTTGACCCTTCAGAGCGACGAAAAAGGGTTGTATTTCGAATTAATCCCGCCCAATACCACCTTGGGCCGGGATGTAACGGAAGAAGTCCGCAGTGGTTTGGTCACTCAGTGCAGTATTGGGTTTCGCGTCTTGAATCAAGAATGGGAGGAGCGAGATGGCGACTGGTTCCGAACAATCACGGAACTGGAGCTGTATGAAATCACGCTAACACCTATCCCGGCGTACACGTCAACCAGCGCAGAAGTGCGCAGTTTGACGCCGGATATGGTCAAAAAAGGTGGAAGAACACCTGAAATCAGTGCTTCTGAACAAGAAGAAAGGCAAAAAATCCTTGCTGAAGCCAACCGAATTTATCAACTCTTGGAGAAAAAATAAGGAGGTTTTTTACTATGCCGACCATTTATCAAATGAAACAACAACTGTCCGAATTGGGGGCCGAACTGCGATCCGTCAGTGAGGAAATCCGGTCCAAAGCTGGCGATCCCGGTGTGAAAATCGAAGAATTGCGGGAACTGAAGCAAAAACAGGCGGATACGGAGGAGCGTTTCAACCTGCTAAAAGCAGAAATTGAGGCGTTGGAGAAGGAAGAACGGGCCAAACTGGAGCGGCAAATGAAGATGGAGAACCCGCTGCATGGCAAGGAAACCAATGAGCAGCGGATGATTGCGGCCAAGGCCGACCTGATCCGTTCGGCTATTCTCGGTCGCCAAATGTCCGAAGAAGCACGGAACCTTTTGGGGGCGATCAAGCAAGCCACATCAACTGGTGGCGAAAAGTTCCTGCCGACCAACATGGTCAATGATCTGATTTCTGAGCCCTTCACAAAAAATCCCCTCCGTGGCAACATTCGTATGACCAATGTGAAGGGGCTGGAAGTGCCGAAAATCGCTTATACCTTAGACGATGATGCTTTTATCGGTGATGAAGATACGGCAAAAGAGATCGCTTTGACGGGAGATAAGGTGTCGTTTGGTCGCTTCAAATTCAAGGTGAAAGCCCGAATCTCTGATACCGTGCTTCACGGTTCCGACTTGAACCTGACTTCTTACGTGGAGAATGCGCTCCGTTCAGGTCTGGCCGCTAAAGAGAAAAAGGTAGCCTTCGCTACTAATCCGGCAACCGGTGAGGAGCACATGAGCTTTTATTCTGCGCAAAATGCGGTAAAACAGGTGACGGCTGAGGATAAATACAAGGCCATCAAAGCGTCTCTGGCCGATCTGCATGAGGATTTCCGCGAGAATGCGAAGATCGTCATGACTTTCGCTGATTATATGGACATCATTGAAACGCTGGCCAACGGTAACACCAGCCTTTACAACGCACAACCGGAGCAGGTTCTCGGCAAACCGGTCATTTTCTGTGACTCCGCCATTGATCCGATCATTGGCGACTTTAACTACGCCCATCTGAACTATGATGGGGATATGGTGTATGACAGCGACAAAGATGTGGTCAAAGGGGAGTATCTGTTCGTTCTCACCGTATGGTTTGATATGCAGCTCTTGCTGAAATCCGCGTTCCGCATTGCGAAAGTGGCCCCACAGGCATGATGGGGGAGTGAAACATGGATCTGACGCTTGATGAGCTGAAAATCTATCTCCGTATTGACGGGAGCGAGGATGATGGCATCCTCGCTCTCCTCATAGATAGCGCAAAGGAGTATCTGGCCAACGCAGGCGTACCGGAGTCAGACAGCCCATTGTACAAGTTGGCAGTGATGCTTTATGTTGCGTTGCACTATGAAAACCGTGATCCCAGTACGAAGATGGACAAATTTAACTTTGCGCTGGAGAGCATCATTTTGCAGTTGAAAGATTAAAGGGGGGGAGCATTGTGGGGAAGTATCGCGTGACTGCTGACTTTATCGACAAATACACTGGCAAATATCACCCGGCTGGTGGGGTTTATGAGACGACTGATGCCGGCCGCGTGGAGGAATTGAGAAAAGGTGGTTTTTTGGGGGACGAAATCGCTGAACCCCATAAAGGGAAGGGAAAAGGAAAAGGCCATGAGAATAAGCGATCTGCGACACAGGGTAACACTGCAAAAAAAGACCGTGATGAAAGACAGTGAAGGCTTAGTGACGGAAACCTGGACGGACTTCGCTACGGTTTGGGCAGCAGTGGAACCGCTTCGCGGACGGAAATACTTTGAAGCGGCTGCGGTCAATGCGGAGAATACCGTCCGGTTCCGGATTCGCTACCGCTTCGGAATCACACCGGATATGCGGGTTATTTACTCGGGGCGGATTTTTCACATCGCCTCTGTCATTGATATCGATGAACGGCATCGGGAAATACACCTGATATGCCGGGAGGTGACGGTGGGGTGATTAACGTCAAACCGGAAGTGTTGCAAGCGCTGGAGAATAATCTGGCGCTTGTTGCTTTGCTCGGTGGCAAAAGGATTTACCAGATCAAAGCTCCCGATCCGGAGGAGTTTCCACGCATCACCTTCTTTGAGTTGATGAACTTTGATCGCGATTTTGCCGATGATACCGCGATCAGCAGCGAAATACACATTCAGATCGATATCTGGAGCAAGGAAAGTACATCCCCAATCGCTCTGGAAGTGGACAAAACCATGAAGAATTTGGGTTATCAACGTAATTCATCCCACGATCTTTATGAGGATGACACTCAAGTTTTCCATAAGGCGATGAGATATTCGACCATCAAGGAGGTTGATTGAGATGGCAGTGCAAGTGGGTTTGCGGGACCTTTATTATGCTGTGTTGACGAAAGACGATTCCACTGGTGTTACGTACCAAACGCCGAAAAAGGTAGCGGCGGCGATCAACGCCAAGATTTCACCCAAAACCAACTCGGAAACGCTGTATGCAGATGACGGCCCCGTGGAAACCGCCTCGTCACTCGGTGAGATTGAGGTAGAACTGGAGGTGAGCGATTTGCCATTGGACGTCCAGGCGGAGTTACTGGGCCATACCGTAAACCAGGGTGTCATCATTAAGAAATCCACGGATATTGCTCCCTATGTAGCGATTGGTTTCAAATCGGTCAAGTCGAACGGGAAATTCCGCTTTGTCTGGCTTCTCAAGGGGAAATTTGAAGTCCCCGAATCAGAATACAAGACGATGGAAGACAAACCGGAGTTTCAAACGGCGACAATCAAAGGAACCTTCATTCGCCGGGATTGGGACAACGCATGGCAGAAAATCGCTGATGAAGACCATCCCGACTATGACCCAAATATCGGTCAGAACTGGTTCAGCGCCGTTGAACCGCCGACAGCCTAATACATTTTGATAACAAACTGGGGGTGGCGGGATGGCAGAAATCGACTGGTCCGGAGTGGAGAAAATGATCCTTAATGTTCAGCGTTTGGGTCAGAAAGTATCCCGCCGGGAAAATCAGGCGCTCAGAGCCGGTGCGAACGTGCTGCAGGAGACGATGGCCCGGAATGCACCTGGACCTTCAGATAAAAAGCGGGCGGTTCATCTGAAAGATAACATTCAGATGAGTCGCGTCAAGGAATCGGAAGAAGGAAAAGTAATTGAGGTGGGACCGGGGAAAACATCGTTCTATGCTCGATTTTTGGAGTTTGGGACATCGAAGATGTCTCCGCATCCGTTTGTCGGTCCAAGTATCGCGGAATCACGCGAACGGGTACTGAAAGCGATGGCCGATGAATTAAGAAAAGCTATGGGATTGGGGTAATCGAGGGTCGAGCATTCGGCCCTCCTACTTTTACAATGGGAGGTTATGATGATGCTGGAAATTCAGCTCCGATTGAACGGCGAAACCAAAACATACTGTCAGGACTTTATTTCTGGTTACATGTTCCGCCGGGCGCTTGATTTGGACGATAAGCGAAACAAATTCCTGAAAAAGCTGCTGGACCAGGAAAATGACCAGGATATGACCCGAGAGCAAGCGGAGCTATTAAATGAATTGTATAGGTTTATTTCCGAAGTCTTTGATAAACAGTTTTCGCCCGAAGAATATGAGCGCGGAACCGATGCTCGGGAGATTATCGACCAGTCCTGGGCGATTGTTCATGGCATCATCAATCAGGTAATGGAGCCACTAAAAGAGCTGGATGACGATGAAGATGTCAAAAAAAAGAGAC